TCACCACTTTCCCTCCGGGCATTTTTCCGTCGCCAAGGCCACTTTCGCCCAAAGCATACACCCACAATGAGGACATCGCCAACCATCGGTACATTCATTGCAAATCGACCGGCGTTTTATATATTCATCTTTCGATACGCAGGCAAAACCCTTACCGCTCCATCGCAGCATTGCCTTTGCAAAATCCCCCGCCATTTGCAAAAGCGTAGGCTTTTTACTCATATCTAATGGTTCGTCTGATACATAAACATCTTTTGGCAAAACCAGCTTTTTGTCCGGCTGGATAATTTTACTCTGTTCTATGAAGTAAAAGCCAAACTTGCAGCACCATATTTTTTTAGCTGATGCAAATTTGCACCGCTGGCAAATCTTAATTTGTTCGGCTGTTATTCCAGGTCTGCTAATACACGACATTGACAGTACCTCCAACGGTAACAGGTTCATAAGCGCAACCTATCCAAGTTTGATTATTGACCAGTGTGTGTGCCTTTCCGCAGTTTTCACCGGTTGTGTATGGTATAAGTTTCTCTGCAAAAACAACAACGTGAGGAGTGGGTGCATAGTAATCCCAAGTCCATACGGTATCAGGTGCTCTGCCGTGTGCATTGCATCTATAAGACCCAATTTTCATAATGCCATTTTCAATCTTATAGCCCTGATAACCATCGTGAGTTTCATTGCAAGCTGTGGTATCTATATCGTGTGGTTCACCATATCCACCGACAGTTGCGTAGCAAAGACAATTACCACGTGAATACCAAAACGAAGCAATATCCGCTGCAACAACGACTGTAACACCGCTGCTGCCAAGTTGTGCACGTATCCTGATAGTATGAAACTTGTCTATACGATAACACCAGTTCGATGGTTGAGGTGGCTGATAACAGTCTGGACGAGGTTCAGGGTCAGGGTCGCACCCTGTGTTGTTATAGCCTAATCCCCAAATCCAGGAACCTACAAAGCCTCCTATCGGTATGTATTTTTCATAGACACAACTGCCTATATATGTAAGAGTATGCAATCCATTTATAACACCGGCTATGCCTTCTGATTTGCTTCGTGCATTGTATGTTGTGGGTGGATTACCGCATTGCATACAACCTACATCTTGCAAATCTGAAAACTGTAAATTCAGCGTTGGCATAGGACACGATTCAGGAACTTCAATTTTAAATTTACCGCTTACAAGGTCATAGCAACCATAATAAGTATCATCGCATAAACCACCTGTAAAAGTCACAGACACTTGGCCTTTATGTTCTCCATCTGCTGTTACAATGCCGCAGGCGTATGTTGGGGTTCTGCTATTGCAAACCGGACAATCACCTATCGTATAAGCAGGCTGAATTTTTATACGTTTGCGCGTTTTCCAATATGGGTTATCCATTAGAATACAACCGGTTATTGTCACAGACATATTAGTCATCCTCGCATACTTCTAATTTTACATAGAGATAGCCATCCGCTGTATCAACATCAAGGAAGTCTGATGCCATAATCTGAAAGACTGTTGTGCAGTACCATCTATACTCCGTCTGGTTGTCAACCCTGCAAGGCAGCTTGATAACCGTTATTTCCTGACCACTGTACAATCTTGGGATACAACTGGATAGATGTGTTCCAAATGGTGCCGGTTGTTGTTTGTTTATATTGCAATATACCGTTACACCAGCCTCATTGCCGCTTGTCTGTTCAATGCCCGATGAATCGTAAAGATTTGCGGTTATAGTATTTCCGGTTCCGGCCGATGCTGTCAATTTAGCCCGCCTGATACCTGCATCTGGTGTTGCACCAAATCTGATAACCGCCCACTTTTCACCTGTGCCGGACTCTTTCCAGAGGATAGTCGCTGGCCCTGACACAGTGCTTTTTAATCGGGTCTTGTCGTTATCAAGTATATCTGCAAAATTATGTGTCTGGTCGTATATATAAACCTTAGTTGCAGCACAACCTGTTGCATATGCTCTGCCGATAGAATTGTTCGCTATCGGTTCTGCTGTTATAACAAATCTGCTGTTGCTGTGATTTGCAATCAATGGAACGACACCGCCAAAGACAACCGGCTGATTAGCCGTTGGGAATATTGCCACACCTGTAATGCCCAAAATATTTAGACTGTCAACCGCTGCGCCTGTGTTATTTTTTACATAGACAATATTGTCAGGCAAACCTTTAGAGTTGGTATTGATATTATTTCGGCGATTGATGTAATCTTGTGCTGCATCAACCATCGCATTATATGTGCGGGCCGGTATTCTTAACTTCTCACCATCACGGACTTTTTTGAATACATCACCCATTACGCACCCAATCCCAATGCCGTGAAATTCCCTGATTCATAAACCTGATGAACATATACAGCCTTTGGGATTTGTATTAAACAGTTATTGTCAGTACTCTTTTCATATAAAACCCAAAGATATTCCCAACCTTTTTTAGAAATACCGCTTATAGTACCTATCGTGATATTGGTCTTATTGGGACTTGCTCCAAATTTGAAGTTTATTTCCCAATCACCGCGTTTGCCGTGCCTTGAACCCGAAGCACCCATAAACAATACTTCACCTGCATTGTAACCGTGCCAGGAAGCATTGTTGGTCTTGCCTGTTAAGCCAAATAACGCAGACTTAAAGGCTGCACCAACATCATCATTATCAACAATTCTCGTCTCGCTGAAACTATATACCGGCACAATAACATCAACACCGTTGACACTGTTGCCATCAGCATTTATTGCACCTTTAAAATCAGGTGGACTTGAACCGTATTTGGTCACGGATAATGGTGAAATGGTTTGAGTAATCTTTTGGGTTCCGCCACCAGTATCAAAATTGTACTCAATATCACCAACATCTTTTTTGTTGTAACCGTAATTTACAGTCCCAACCCAAATCCTATCTGCAATCTGCTCAACATCGTAAGATACTCGCGGTATTAACGCTTCTCCCCACGTTACCGGCGAAGTATCGACAAGGGCGGCTACAACTTCATCATCATCAGCAGATGGAGTTCCAACAGTCGTTTCTGTAATGATATATTCAACGGTTGCGCCTGTATTATTGCCGCCACCGCGTTTGCGAGCTGACCATCGTTCAGAGACTGTGTATGCACCTGGCATAGTTAATCTCCGAACTCAACATCATTGTTTTCTGAATTTTCAGCGATATCTTCGGTTGCCTCGGCAGTTCGCTGTGTAAAATCAGCTATTCTTTGCATTACACTGCCGGCACCCATCTGCGATAGACCAAATGCGCTGAATGTTCCAACTGTCGATGCTTTTGATAAACCGCTTGCTGCCTGCCAGTCTTTTTGGGGTCTTACAGACAATTCTTTGGGTTTGACTGGTTGTTTGGCCTTGGCCACAGATGCGTTAAAATCGGCCTTGGCCTTAGCCAGTTCATCAGCAACGGCTTTTCTATCGGCATTGTTTTTATCAATAGTACGCTGCAGACCTTCTTCAACATATTGGTTTGCAGCCTGCAAACCGGCATCGAATTTATCTCTCGCATCTTTGCGCCTTGCAGTGCGCTTCGCTTCTATCTCATCAAGACTGTCTTGTGTATCCTGCTGGAGTTTCAACCTATCGGCATCGGCCTGTTTATCATTTTGCAGAATCTGATTATCATATTCACCTGTCCTGTCAGCTTTGTCCTGTGCGAACTGGTCATCTATTTCTTTGCGGGCGGCTTTTTCATCAAAGGTAGGATCTGTTAACTTCTTCCACCATATCCAGATACCCATAAGTTTTTTTGCCATCCAATCAACGGTATTACCCCAGTACATTTTGAAACCAGCCCACAGATTCTTAAAGAATTGAACCGTAGTAATCCAGGCACCTTTTAAAAATGCACCTGTCTTTACCCACACTCGACCAATGAAAGCCACCGTCTCTGCCCAGGCAACCTGAATTCCAAAGACCACTGCATCCCACGCAACAGCTATTGAATAAACTATCGCAAACCAGACCTCTAATATTGCAGTCTTAATCGTAATCCAAAAGCCGAGCATCCATTGTTTGGCCTTGAGCCACTCTGTTTTTACAAATAGCCAGCCAATTCGTGCAGCAAGTCCTAAATCTCCTTTTGCCAATGCCGCCGATATCCCACCAATCGCATTAGTTGCATCTTCCTTAAGACTTGTCCAGCAGCTGCCAAACCAATTCAGAAGCTCTGCGCCATAACCTGTAAAATATAGAACGATGCCGGCCAAAGCGCCTATGGCAACTGCTACCATTCCAATCGGTGAAATTAAAAATGTAATCGCTGCCTGCACTACACTGCATGCAGTTCTTAATAACCCGCATATTTTACTGCACCAGATAACTGCATTGCCAAACGCGTATATTGCAGCGCCACCTGCGACAAGCGATACACCAAACAGAAAAACAACTCTGACAAGTCCCAGATTCTGCTTTATCCAATTATTGACAGTACCAACCATCTCTGTGATCTTTGAAGCCCAATCTTTAAGCATGGGAACAAGCGCAGTACCTATAGCATTGACAAGGCCGTTTTTGATAATCCACCACATCTTCTTCAATTCTTTATGAAATTCCGATGCAGCTTGAATATCCTCATCACTCATTGTAGCGCCAAGTCGCTCTAATTCCGCCTTGTAAGCTAATATCGCCCCCTTGCCCTGATTCAAAAGCGGTAATAAACTCGCTCCCGACCTTCCAAAGACTTTAAGTGCAAGTGCAGCTCGGTCGGTTGGATTTTCAATAGAGGCTAATCTATCGGCAATCAGCATAAACTGCTGGTCAACAGATAAACCTTCCAGGTCTTTAGTGGTCAGTCCTAATTTCCCAAATGCCTCAACTGCGGATTTGCTCCCTTTATTTAACGCATATAGATTTTTGTGCATAAAAATAAGTGATTTACCCAGCGATTGCATACTCACACCGTTCTGGTCTGCTGCAAAGGAAAGTCCCTGCAATGTTTGGGTGCCAGCACCTGTAATCTCTGATATTCGTGAAATTTCGTGAGCGTAATTTGCGGTGTGTGTGGCGGCGGCAATAAGCGGAGCTGTAATTGCCGTGCCGATTCCCATCATCTTCTTACCGAAGCTGGAAATCGAAGCGCCCCATTGTTTGATACTCTTTTCAGCAGCTCGCAGACCGCGAACCAGTGGACTTTTGTCCGCGAATATCTCAACATATGCACTGCCTGCTCTTATTGCACCTGATTTACTCATTATCTTAACTCCAGTCCTCAGATGTCAGTCCTCAGTCTTCAGCAAAAGATTTTTAGCTGATAGCTGAGGTCTGAGGACTGAGGTCTATTTTATTTTTTCCCAACAAATGCTTCTTTAAACAATTTCCTTGACTCTTCATCCTTGACTTCAATTACATTGGCAGGTTTATTTTTTGCGTTTTTCATATATGGATTAAAATCGGCAGGATAAAATGTCTTTCCCTTTTTCGGGTCGCTGTTTATATTGCACAGCAATGCCATCAATGCAGAGACCCTGTTCCATTCCATCCTGTCGCGCAACTCAATCGCTTCTGACATCCACCACAATTCCCGCAGTGTAAGTGGCCCAGGGTCAATACCCAGAAAACCTGCTAACTGATAGATTGATCGCCAAATATTTCCTGTATCTTTCTGTTCAGGTCTATCGAAGTTATCCTGCCGGTTACCTGGGCTATTGCCAGATTTATCATCTTCTGCTGGGTCAGGACTCCGTTGGCTCTGTCCGTCCTGCCCCGGTTCTGGAAAAAATCAACAAGCTCATCGTAGAATGCATTTTGAGCAGCTAAAACAGCAGTTGCTCCTAAAGCCTGGCAAAATTGTTCACTTGTTATATTTAATGAATCCGCCTGTGGCTTGACCATCGCAAACAGAACATCGCAAAGCAGAATTTCATCTGTACCAAGCCTGGTAAGTAAAGGCGGCTCACCTGCCTCCGGCTCCAAAAGATTAATATCCAGTAAATCACGAACTCGTTTTGCGCAGTCAATGGTAAGTGACAAAGTCCAAACCCGGCCTGCATTATCTGTAAAAGTCTTCACTTCAACACCTCACAAAAGTAGTAATATGCGAAAAATAACGAAATACGCTTCACAATTTATGAACCCGCAACATCGACCCACGTAGTAAACTTGCTCATCTTGCAGGTTACATCAACGGTGATGGCCTCTTCCAAGCCTTCTTTTCTATCAAACTTGGTAACTGTGAAGTTGCCATGAGGGCCGGAAGAATACTGTTCAGTCTTGCCACCTGTTAAAGCCGCAAGACAAATTGTAGAACTGTTTAATGCCGCCGTTTTAACAGCTGCAAAGAACGCATCACCCTGTTTCCAATTCATAGTAAATGACAATTCGCATTCACGCAGTGTCGCTGTAGTAGCCCGCCAGCCACTATTGGCTCGTGTGCTTATATCAGCCTCACCAGTTGATACCGAAACCGTCAAATCCTTTACGTTAGATGCCTCGGTCATTGCCGTTAAAAGTGCATCGGCTGCGCCGTAATACAATTTTGCGTTTATACCCAATAAAAAATCTGCTGCTGGCATTGTAAATTTTCCTTTCGTAAAATTCTGGCTTTTGACTCTGGGCTTTGGACTTTAGATAGACGTTTTTTCCCAAAGCCAAAAGTCTAAAGTCTAAAGTCCGTTCTTGGCTTTAGACTTTAGGTAGACGTTTTTTCCTAAAGCCCAGAGTCCAGAGCCCAAAGCCTATTTCCTAACACTGTCTTTCCAAATATCCGCAATCTTACCCTGACTGCTGACAAGAGCCGGATTCATATACGGCCTTGCCTTTACATTTATTTTTCGTTTTCCTTTTTTGCTGTATGCAATTGATTGACCACCATATTCCAGGGCTGCCGGCGCATTTTTACTCTTGGTATTGAGTAGTGCAGGGCCGACTATTACTGATTCGTGCATCGGGTTATAGCCATAATAAATATGTTTCTTTAAAAGACCCGTGTGACTCAATGGTTTGGTACCTGACTTACTAACCGCATGGCTGGAACCTTTTTTAATAGAGTGTCTGGCCACCTTGGCTACATAGCCACCAATATAATTGAGATTCTTGACAATGGCCTTGCCGGCTGCATTCAGAATCTTTTCAGCATCAAAGAACATTGACTTGAACTGAACTATGGTTTTATCAGATAATGTTCCTGCCATTAGCTAAATGTCCCCAAATATACATTTGCCTTTGTAACATTGGTAAGTGTGATAATTTCCGCTGCAAGCCAGGCCAAATCCAGACCATCAAAACTTACACTGCACAAGAGATTATTGCCGCTGTTTACAGCTTTGATATCCGTTGGCCAGTATGAAGTAACTGCCGCTGTATCTGCATATCGCGTCAGTGTCGTTGCCACCTGTGTCTGCGGGTCTTTGTTTACAGCCATAGTACCAAGCGTAAATGTAATCGCTGCAATCAGTTGTGCAGGGCCGGAGTATCTGTTCCTACCACCCCATAGCTTTACAACAACCGTTCCGTTATCGCTTCCGGTTGCTGCGAGCATCAATTCAATATTATTCAATCCCTCCATTGTAATATCCATCGCATAAGATGGTTTAGTATCCATCGTCGCAGCGGCAAGAGGAGTATCGGCCTGTGTTACAGACCGTAATAATTGCCATCCTAAAAATCTTTTTATCTGATTCATATATAAATACCTTTACCAACCGTATCGTTTATTTATTCTTCTAAATGGATTTGAATTTGTTGCAGCAGTTAATTTGACAACTGCAGTCAATTCATTGTATAGTTGGAAATAGTTAGAACTTTTACTTGTTGACATTCTTGCAATTCTTCCAGCCGCTGCACCGAAACAGGCCAGCGATGAGATAAAATTGCCAGTACATTTCGCAGAAATACTGCCACTGTGATACAAACCGTATGAACTCATAGTTGAACCGCCGATTATGTCACCATTTACAGTGACAATATCGCCAGAAACAGAGTACAGGCCATAGCTATTATTGCCCGTACCACCTATGAGATTGCCAGTAATGATAATAGTATTTGAACTGTTTGAGTATATTCCGCACGAGCCAGTAGTACCACCTGCAAGATTACCAGTAATATTGAGCGTTGCGCTGCCAACAGTAATACCATGCCTGCTGCCAGTTGTAGTGCTTGCGTATATATTGCCGTTTATATTTACAACCGAGCCATCATCGGGGTAGCTTAAATCAACACCGTTGGCGGCAAGGGCTGTTATATTGCCATTTATTGTAATGTTGCAAATGTCACCAACTACCAACGCTTTTGCCGATGCTGTACTGCCTGAAGTTAAATTGCCGTTTATGGTAAAACTGGATGTGTCACAAAAAAGACATACACCTGTTCCTGCGACAATATCGGCATTGATAGTTACACCATTACTTACGATTACAAAACTACCACCGGCTGTGCCACCCTCGGCGGCTGTTGATAGCCGCAGACAAGTTACATTGCGGGTTATTTCAAGGTACGAATTGCCATTGGCACACAAAACAGTGGTTGCATCCGCATCATCAGCGTACATATATTCTTCGACTTCACCTGTTGCGTTTAACGCCCAAATGCCATCGTGAATAGAACCAGACTCTCTTGCGTACCATACAGCCATTACAGCACCTTGCGAATGGAGTTGATTTGACCGATTATCTTGACAAGCCCGCCGAAGACCGCATCAACATCGGCCTGCAAACCTGTGATGTCAGTTTCGAGTTTCATCACATCAGGAATGAAAAGCATTTTTGCTGCGCCACCAGTTTCAACCCATCGGCCTGTTGTCTGGTCATAATGAGCATCTTGCAATGTGATTGTCGCCGATGTTGCAAGTGAACCGTTTGCGATACCTGTCTGTAAAACTATCTGCGGTATAATCAGCGAGTTAGGCACAACAGAATTGGATGTCTCTTTTGGTAATGGCATGTGGAAATTCCTTATTCAATAACCTTAAAATTCAATGTTATTACACTTGTAAACACACTCGGTGGCTGGATATGCTCAGCGGAATATAAAAGAATACCGACTTTAGAACAGATTGCATTAATACCCACACCCGCACCCACACCCACACCCGAATACACCGTACCCCGAAAACTCTTTGCCGTAGTCAAAACCAAATCCGCCAGTGTACTTACTTCCGGGTCATCGGGTAACTTGACAGACTTTTGAAATGCAATATCTATTTGGTAATCAAACTCACTGCTGCTTCGGCTGAATGACTGTATATCCACAGATTTGGGAACAACAGTCACTCTCAATGAAGCCAGGTCTTTTAATTCATAAAACGGAAACAATGACCTTGTCGCTGTAACACCGCCACTGTTAAGCGTTTTTACTACCTCATCGGCAATTGTAATCGCGTTATTGGCCATTACTGATTATCTCCTGATGCCTTTACTATGCCATCGGGACTATCAACCTTAAATGCATTTGCCTCGATAAGGCACGGCCTCTCTCTGCAGACCGCACAAAACGTCTGCAAGGCATTTATTAAACGCTCTTCCTGGGCAGTCTTGTCTTTTATCATCTTTTCAAGCGATGCAACCAGGCAGTAATTGCTGTACATAAGATATGCAACCAGAGCACAGCACAGGCCAAGCTCACCATATTTCATAAACGCATCTGCTACGGTTACAACATCATTGGCATTGCTGGTACTGTTTCCAAGCATAAGAAATGGAACGGCTGATATTGCTATTTTCGTTGTTAGTGACATTTAAATTTCCTTTGTGTGAAGACGAATAATCGTTCTGTAAGGGTCGCTATATCGCCAGCATCCATCCGGCAAAAACATTACCTCGTAAATAGCTGAATTAATCTTAATCTGGTCACCGGCCTGCGGAGTCGTTTGAGTTCCATTGATTACCAAATCCTGGGCTGCAAATAGAAAATCTATTACCAAACCACCAATCTTAAAACCGGATTCATCTTCTATCTGGTAATTCGTTTTGCCAGATGTGGCCTGGATGGTAATAGTGTCCAGACCACGTTTGTAAACTACAATCTCAGAAGCATGTGCCTTTAGCTTTTCAGCCAGAAAATCAATTCCTTTTTTCAAAATATTAGACATCGAAATAGCTTGGCCATCAGGCCAATCCACAATTTTGATTTTTTAGTTTTGATTTTTAATTTTAGTTACGCTTCCTGACTCCATGTTCCGCGAATCGCCTTGATTCGATAACCATCGACACCATCGGCAACGAATGTGATGAAGTCACCTTTCTTGGCCGTTGCTTTGGTATTGGAGAGTTTCTTACCATCACCGCCAGCTGTAATACCCAGCCCGCCGAGGTTTTTATCAGCAGCCTGGAAATCCACTTCAACAAGCGCTGCCGCATCAGCTGCCATATTCATAACCGTAAATTCAAGACCAACTGCTGTTGCTGGAAGCGTGATTACAGCAGCATCGGCTGTTACATCGTAGCAAACACCCGATTCAGCTGCCGCTGCATTTGCACTTGCAGCCTTGGTAATGCGGGCAGCACCTGCAAACGTCGGTATGCGAGGGTCGAACTTATTGATTGCTACATATACAAACTCATCTGCCGCCGCCGCATCAACAACCGCATTGCCAAGCAGGACATCATCAGAAGCCTGTGCATCGCCGCCAATCTGTGTTGCAGCGCCGCTGCCTGATGTACCGACCTTGGGGTTGCCATTTGCATCGAACCAGACAGGCAGTCCGGCAACAAAAGCCTCATTCTTTTTGGGAACCGCAAAGATACCTTCAATGGCAAGTGCACCTTTTACACCCGCTGCGATATCGAGTTTTGTAATACCAACCTGTCCTTTGAGGACAACGATACTGCCGGCCGCTACATCAGCAGCCGGTGCGTAATCAATAGATTTGCCATTCTGATAGAAATTAATTGTATAAGCCATTTTGAGTACTCCTATATTTTAAAAGTAATTTTTCTACTATGCTTCGCCCTTAATCTTTACCGCTCCGCGGTAATCCTGCTCGCGAACACCAAAATCGATATATCCTCTGAACTGAATACCGAGCGTATTAAAATCGGCATCGGTTTTTTCAACTGTGGGCTGATCGATTCCATTCAAGAACGCAACTTCCAATGCAGGCAGCCTGTTTGGATCGGCAAACAGATACCATGCCTTCGAGCTGTAGCCGGTAAACGATGAATTGCTCAGATAACTGCTCGAGACAACCTCATATTTACCGATGTGTGGGTTGGATGATGGTTTCCCCTTATTAGCAGTCGTTGTTTCATTGAGAGTGGGGGACTTCATGAGCATATCGGCAGGGACCCTCAATGCCGTTGGCACAAGAATAATCGAAGGCTGAATGCCAAGCGGTCTGCCGTTAGGCTTGGTCTGGTCATTGAACATTACCTCCGCATCGGTCAATGAATCGACGCACAGTGCTGTATCAGCGCCATCCTTGTAATTCTTATGTGCCGTCGAGAAAAAGCTCGATGGATTGGAAAGTAATAATCCCCACACAGCATCAGCGATAGCCTCAGCTGCTCCCATACCGATTTGTCTGGGCAGATCTGTAAATGCAGCCAGGTCATCATTGATAATCATCTGACGAGTTAATGCAAACATAATGCCGTGGGTATCAGCCTTTTGACCGTACTTCTGCTCATCGACTTTGCCGTGCTTTAATTCGCCATCAGCGCCAACCTGCTCGAACTTGAAATTGCCTGTCATTCTGTATCTGCTGTGTTCCTTGAAGTCGTTAACACTGGCAATCTTGCAGATTTTTCGCCAGGTATCTTCGATATAGCTATAACCTTCCAGGAGCATTTTATTTGCTACATTGGAGAGTATTCCAGGCAGCGATGCCGTACTGAACGCAGCAGACAGCCAGGCCGAGGCATCTCTGCGGAACCTTGGAAGCTGCATCCCGCAAATCTGCTCACAATATTCCTGGATACCAATACCGCGGAGCTTATCTGCAGCTTCTAATGTCTGGACATCATAGAGTTTTTCAAGCCGGCCGGCTTGGATACCAGATGACATCAAAGCTATAGCCTCAAAGACCTTGGGAGTTGCTATAACCTTCTGAGATGAAACAATATTTACAGTCGGCCTTGATGCCCGCAGAACTTCCAGTTCACATTTGGGCTGGTCCCAACCTTCGGCAATTGCCTTAGCCTCAATATCATCGAATTTGCCATTGCAGATTTTCTTGATGGCGGCTATGCGAGTGGTTTCCGCAGCAGCGGCTGTGCGGATATCAGTGATGGCTGATTGGGCCGTTACATTAACAGCAGCCTCATCTTTTTTAGTTTCCTGTTCCTGTTTTGTTTCTGAATTTTCCATATTAACCTCCGTTAAACTTGCGGCAATTGTTGCCGATGTATTATTGTCTGCACCCAGGGTCACAAAACTTATTTCCCCTAAGGTTGCTTTACGTGCTATATTCAATGGGCCGGTAAATTCCCGGCCATTTACATTTATATTTTGACCTGCCTTGATGAACTCAACCTGATCGGCCCGTGCGCCAATCGATGCCTGCCAGTTAAAACCCTTATCCGCCAAAGTAATCACCCGCATTGCACGAGGTGAATCACCTAAAATTTCACCGACAGCAATGAGATTGTTCTCAACAATATCCACATGGTCGGTCTGGCCGAGCAAATCATCGATGTCCTGATTATGACTGATAAATATCGGCCGCGATGAACTGCCTGTACTCAAACCCTGCAGGTCAATGACCACAGGATATTTCCAGCCTTCAAGTGTCATCGGACTACCTGTATATGCAGTCATTGAAAAACGCCTGTTCTTGGGCTTTTCATCCGCGGCTACTGTTTGTGCTGCTTCGATTGAAAAGTTTGCCGTTAGATTTAATTTACTGTTCTTCATCTTCGTTTGTCTCCGTAATTGAAGTTGTTATTGTTTCCGGTGAAATACCAAGCTCATTCATAAGCTGTTTTTCACGAGCTTGCTGGCGAAGTTCAACCTCCCAGTCCTTGCCTTGTTTGGCATATTCATCTGCCAAAGTTGTGGTATGATTAGCTAATCGCATTTGCTGTGCTTTTGCCTCTTTGGCTGGATCGACATGCTCTGTACCATCCCAGAACCATTGATGTGGATACCGGCGAATAGTACGCCAGTTCAGCGGCAAATAATCAGAAATTAAAATTGCCTCATCAAGCCACGCCTGCAAAATCCTATCGAGTATCACCAGTGCCATATCCGCCTGATCCACCCTGATACTCTTGTAATATGTTTGATGGTCGAGCCGGCCTGAGGCATAGTTGTATCCCGATGAATTACATGCTGCGATATTAAAGGGCATATTCAGACAGCGGGCGATTTCATTTAAAATCTGATTTTTAAACTCACCGTAAGTTGTGGTTGGCTGATGCGCCTCTATCTGACCCAGTTTCCAGCCATCAGGCAAAGTTGTTGCCATTCGCTTTTCTAATGCAACCACATCCATCGGCTCTAAATTAGCTGCCTCACCATTTGCGGGTGAATCGGTATATAAAACCGCTGCAAAGTCTGCTGCAGTTTCCGCAGCTGCAATAACTGCAAGTGTATATCGCCGAAGCTGTGCAAATAGCGGCAAAGCAGGAGTGATTTCAGGAATCCCCCTGCTCTGTCCGGGACGGTCTGCTCTGAACCAATGAATCATCGAATCGGCATCGATAGTGTTATATTCACAAAAAGATGTACTCGACATTGAGCCGGGATGGTTTTTGAGCACTAAATAGCCGGCAGGATTGCCAAAAGAATCGAATTCGATTCCATCTACGATAGACTTTGGGCTTTGGGCTATAGGCTTTTGGTTGGAATTATTATTGCTAATCGCTGAGGACTGAGGACTGAAGACTGAATATGGAGTTGTAACCTGGTCTGCTTCAATCAATCGTAAATCAAGTTTAACCGGAGAATTTAAATTTCTGTTTATTGAAAGTATCCCGAATGCCTCACCATCAGAAGCTCTTGCCATACGCATCGTGCGAAGTTTTTGAGCCAGGCGGATTTGAGATGCCCAATTCATAAACTCCGATTCGATAATGCCATTGCCATGATCATCATCGGTAAGCATCTGAAGCCTTGGTCCTGTGCCGACAACATCATTGGCAAGCGTCGTAACTATGCCGCGAGCGTAACTGTTATTTGCAACCTCGTAGCGGCTGCGGTTACGGAGAGTTTTGCGGACATCAGGGCTTGCAGCACTATCAGCAGACAGAGCATCTGCATTTAACCAGTGACGATAGTTATCCGTTGTGGTCTGGGCAGCATCAAACCTCGCCCGCATGATTCGCCCTGCAGGATGAAAGGTCTTTTGTTTTTTATTTTTACCGAAAAACCACATAACTACTCTGCTCCTGGAGGAGATAATTTTGAGAATTTAATACCAAGACCTTTTCTCTGGGTCGCATTCTTGCTGGCCAGGTATTTATCAGCGGCAATCTGGTCAGCCAGTGGATGCTGCTCGACAGAGACACCATCGCTACTGACTTTTGCTGGCGACTTTAAATTTTCTACAATTGTTTCTTCCAAATTTTCAGCCATAAAAAAATATGTCCCTCTATAAGATATCTATTACCTAAATGCCGATTTTTGTAACGGGTAGGAAAGAATATTTCTGTTGAAGTTACATATGTGTAACTATTTTGAGATTTGCTCGTTTGTATGTATGCGTTTGCCGCAATAGCGACATTCTTTCAATCGTATAATACCTGTGGGACGTGGCCGAGTATAAATAGTATAAAAATGCTGACATCCACATTGATGGCAGACTAATCCTCGAATAGTTGATTGTTTATTTTTATCAGGATCGTTTCCCACTATTCTCTGCCCCTTTGAATATCGGAAAGTTTTATGCGAGTTCTAACTTTATTTTGTAAATCTGCCGCAAATAAGACAGCACCCTGAATTGATGCCGCTACGCTGCATCCGACCAGACAGTCGAACCAGTGATTGTCCGGACTTCCTGCACGCATCTTCCATTCATCAACTACACGCCCTCTTCCCTGGGTACGAATGCAATATTCTGCGGTAAGATGTTCTGAAAACAACTGATGTATCTGAGATTTCTTGCCAAATAATGACAAACTTCCAGGATCACCCATCGAAACTGCAAATCTCGCATGGACAAACGATTTCCAGTAATTTGTATCGATAAGAACATGGCGAATGGCTCGCCTGTTTATCATAGATGGTATTCGCCAATGATGACCTACTCGGTCTCCCCGTTTTTTAATATATTCGCTAAATGGAATACTCGATGCTCCCACAAATTTACCATGGCTGGGCAAAAGAACAGCCGAATGTGAACTTTGCCTGCAGAATTTATATACCACATCCGTAGATTGACCCCAATTAGCATCGATAAGACATCTGTCAACTGTCAGATAAGCTCCATCATCACGTCGCCATTGCCGGCTGAGATACGAACTGATTAATTTATCCAGTCCATCATATATCGCACCTTCAATTCCGGATGCTGATGATGCATCTGCAAGCGTTCTGGTTATATTACGCAGTGTAAAATACGCCTGTTTCTGGCCCGGCCATGTACCATAATCTATAACATATCCGGTAAAATCATCTTCCCATGCAGCTACTACAAAAAACAAAGCCTTGGCTTGCACATCTACAAACATTGTAATGTGGTTACATCCGATAGGAACTTGTCCGCGTGCAAAATTGTTTATTTTTTCAGTAATCTGTTCAGAACTTAACTGATCAGCGTCACCTTGTTGTTCCGGCAATGGTTCATTTTGATATTCTGCAAAAAATGCCGCCTCATCCTGAAGTTTTAAATTCATGGCATGTTGAATAGCAGAAAGTTCATCGCAGTTGTACCGCTGCGGCCATGCTATTACAGCACCATCATCCATTGCTCTGCGATTTTCACGATAAAATTCTGTCGCTTGACTTCCATCACCATCATTTTTAAAACTCTCGCTGCGCAATTGTGCATATTTTGACCATAAAGCCTCATTTACCGGGAATGAATACACCATCTTGGTTCGTTCACCCTGCCACTGAGGATATTTATCCCTATCAAGAATCTGGTCGGCAAGATCGCCAGGACGTATTACCGTACATGGCATAATACCTGAAATCTTCTGGCCAGGGCCGGCAAGATTTAATATCGCACCATTTAATGTTTCCATACGAGATTTAATCTGAATAGGACTACGTGCCGATTCGTCAGTCTGCGGATCATCAATAACTACAAGTGATGGTCTCACACTTTTACCATCAGCACGTTTGTATTTCATACCGCGAATACGTCCTTCGATACCGGCAACACGAATAATAGCGCCGCTGGCTGGTGAACCTTCTATTGTCGGCAGGACAATTTCATCACCTACCCAGCTGATTCTCGTTGGAATTCCTTTGTATGTCTGACCTTTGGCGCGATTCGCAATACGCTCAAGACACTGAATAGGAAAAAGAGCTTCTGGATAGTCTTCTAAAAGCAGTTCGTTAATCTCGCATTCGGTTCTGATACTGTCGAGCATACTGATTGCATGATCTTTGTCCGAACCAATGAGGCACACAAAATCTCTTGCGCCGATGAGTATCGACCACAGGCATGCTATTTCAGCAAGCGTTGTTTTACCACTGCCTCTTGGCATGGCCATAGCAAACAATCCTCCTCGCAAAACGGCCTGCTCGATTTTAGCCATAATCTTTAGATGATCATCCGACCATTCCAACCTGAATGTCTGTGGGAAATACGCTTCACAGAAAAACCTGAAATTTGCTGCCGCTTTAGCTTTGCGATCAGGATTAACGACAGCAGGTAGCTGGCCAATATCACGGCCGGATGCTGACAGTTCGGCGTTGCGGGCTCGTTGTTTTTCTTTTTTTGCATCATAACCGGTAAGTCCGGTTGACGGTTCGGTAGATAATTTTGCGTACCAGCTGCGAAGCATCCAGGCAGCATATGCCAAGACATTGACTTTGGTACTATCACCTATGCGCAGACCGGCACGAATGACATTACGACGAACACGCGATTCGCTGGTTACTTCACCCAGTCGTGTCGAATTCAATAATCCCGCAAGTTTTGCGGGCTTTAATTGTTTAATATCTATACTCATCGTTGATTCTGCTGCTCCAGCCAGGCTATAAATTCCACAAGATTGATAAATCCTTTTGCATCCACAGGTGATCCAGAATCGATGGCCGCTTGTATCATTGATTCGGAGACCTGTTGTCCACTTGCCGTTCTAAGCAATTTGGCAATATCGGCAGGTTTTATTGCCATCGGGTTGATTTGTAAGCTTGTCTTGTCCGTAATCATTTTAAAAATCTCATAATTATTGAAAAATAATGCATTAATTACCTTGGCTTATTAGCGAAACAATGGCCTGATGTGTTCATAATTGAAAGGAACATATATGAAAAATGAAGAATATAAAAAAGCAAAATTCGATATCGCAAACCTGATCGGGTGGTTTGAATGCGAATTAGAAAAAGAAACAAATACCGGTTCGCCAATCGATGCCCGACGTGAATTGATCCGGGCACTTTCAATATTTAGCGGCATATCAGAAAACCAAATCAAAGAATCACTCGAAGATATAACCCACAACCCACACATAAACGAAACCAAAAACGAAAGGAAAACCAAATGAAGATCGAAATCACAAAAGGCAAATACAAAGGAATTCGCGGCAGAGTTGTTGGAGTCTATACAGATGGCCGATACGACATCAACGTTATAAAGCCTAAACCCGGTCATCCTAAACAGATGGTCATCAAAACAAATCTTTGCAAAGAAATTTAAACAAAGGAAACAAACATGAAAGTTAAAACACTTACACTCGAAGGCCAAACTGGATATACAGCAACAATCAGCAGAGAAGAAAAAAGCATCGTCTGTCATATCGCAGATAACACCGGAAATTGCATAAACATCCATCGTGTATCGCCGGATGATCGGGACGATATGTTCAGCATGGCCGAATGCATACAATTTCAACTCGATGGATGCCACGGCACCAACAGTATGAAACATGATTTTTTCAGAATGATAACACTTTTTGCAGATTAAGGAGTTTTTACAATGAACGAAATGACAATGGAACAAATTATAGCGGATGCATTGATTGAGCAGGATGAGATTATCTCGACTCAGACCTTTGAAGCATCCGGGGTTCTTACAACAAATAATGGTCTTGTAGTTAGAACCCAAGATGGCAGCGAATTTCAAATTACTATTGTTCAAAGCAGATAGAAAATTATTTTTAACGAAAGGAAACGTATAATGAACGCAAACGAAATCCAGATCAGCAAAGTCTACGCAATGAAAGTTGGCAAGAACATTATTGGTATTCGCATTATGGGTCAAACGCCGGATGGCGGCTATAATGGTATTAACATAAATACCGATAAAACTATCCACATCAAATCGCCAGGTTGTCTTCGCGGCCCTTATAAACCTAAAACCGTCAAGGCGGCGCAGGTTGAAAAAGAAACCAAAGATACGAACAATTCCGCAGAGCCAAAGAAAGAACGCACCCGGTCGAAACCTGGCGGTTTGAGTTGCGCCCTGCGCGTTCTTCAGGAAGAAGCAAGACCGCTTAGCTGTCCGGAAATGGTCAAACTTATGCTCGAAAAGGGATACTGGAAAACCGATGGCAAGACTCCCGCAGCGACGATTTACAGCGCAATTCTTATGGAGATTAAGAAAAAAGGCACTGACTCGCGGTTCCGTAAAACCGAGCGTGGTAAGTTTGAACTTGCCAAGTAGTTCCAACATTATTTTTGCTCCTGACAAACCCCAGCCATAGCGGTTGGGGTTTTGCCGTTTAGCTTCTTGGCCAAAATCATTAGTAAAGAGTTCTTGACTTAAGTAATTTGTTAGGTAAGATTTCTTTACTAGTGATTTTCGTAAGGAAAGGAAACTATACCAATTATGGCACGAATAACAGGCACTTATAAGGCAACAGTTATTGCCGGCGAAAAAATACAGGCATTTATCCCACATCCTCTGCCACCTAAAAACCCGATTTTGCAAATTAATGGAAAATTGGATAAGTTGCATAGCCATGCAATATCCGCTATCGGACAATTGTCGCAGGCCGCTTCGATAGTGCCCAGCCTTGAATGGTTTCTTTATGGTTTTGTCAGGAAAGAGGCTGTTATATCTTCGCAAATAGAGGGTACACAAGCAACGCTTGAAGATGTATTGACCTATGAGGCCACGTGCCAATCCGAAAAAACCGCTGATGTCGAAGAAGTATGCAATTACGTTGACGCCCTTGCATATGGCCGCTGCGAAATGTCCAATCCCAAGGGACTGCCTCTTTGCATGCAGCTTCTTTGCAAGATACATGAACATCTTATGCATGGGGCACGCGGGGCAGATAAGCAACCGGGCATTATCCGCTCTTCGCAAAACTGGATAGGAGGAACTCGTCCTGGAAATGCAAAGTTTGTTCCACCACCACACGAAAACATTCCTCATCTTTTGAGTGATTTGGAAAAGTGGATTCACCACAAAGATAAACTTCCGCCATTGGTGCGAGCCGGACTTGCCCATGTACAGTTTGAGACCATCCATCCTTTCCTGGATGGCAATGGTCGCATAGGAAGACTGCTCATAACATTGCTGCTGGAACATTGGGGATTGCTCAGCTCTCCGCTTTTGTATCTGAGCCTCGCTTTTAAAAAGCACCGTCAACAATATTATGAAATAATTAATAATGTCAGAATAAAAGGTGATTGGGAAGGCTGGACGGCATTTTTCCTTGAGTGTGTCAAAGAGTCTGCAAACGATGCCGTAGATGCGGCGGGCAGAATGTTTATGCTGATAAATAATGACCGCAAAAAACTGGCAGAGCATACTTCGGCAACTGTTGCCGCCATTCGTCTGCTTGACAATCTTGTTAAACATCCAATTATTACAATGCCGATGGCAATCAAGCTTATTGATGCCTCTAAACCAACCGCAATAAAGGCGATTGATGTATTGTCTAAGGCCGGGATACTCGAAGAAATCACTGGCAAACGTAGAGACCGCATCTATGCCTACCGTAAATATTTGAAAGTATTGACCGAAGACACTGATATTATTAACCCATCCGGCAGATTGGCTACTCGCATATCGACATCCAAAAACCGCTGATGACATTACAGTTCATCTCCCCAAAGCTGCGGTGTTTCCATGCCGCGACTTTTTTTAATGCCAAAATTAGCTGCATTTATGTGGATGAGTTGTACATTAATCATTAGTTTGCTTTCTCAAGTTGTACTTTCTTACCGGTAAACTCCTCCCACCGTTTTATTATCACATCACAATAGATAGGGTCGAGTTCCATACCGTAACATTGACGATTATTCTTATGGCTGGCGATAAGCGTAGTGCCGGAACCTAAGAACAAATCGAGTACGATATTACCGGCTCTGGAACTGTTCATAAGAGCCCGCTCTACTATTTCCACAGGCTTCATTGTGGGATGAAGTCGGTTTGCCGATGGCTTATTTTCTTCCCATACCGTGTTCTGCGTCTTGTCACCATACCAATGATCTGGGTTGCCTTTGATATGAGCATAAAAGATTGGTTCGTGTCTGAATTTATACCTGCCAAATCCCCATGCAAATGTATTCTTGACCCATACGATTTGAACGCGAGGCTCAATCCCTGCCCGACGCATACTCGCCTCGGTATCCATCTGCCAGGCCGAGGCATGACAAATATACAACGCTGCGTTATCCGATACACATTCCCGATACCGAGCAAAGAACGCATCCATAAACAAGATATATTGTTCTTCAGTCATAGCATCGTTTTTGATTGTCATTTCATCATCCGTACCTCCGACATACGCGACATTATATGGTGGGTCGGTGAAAACCATGTCGGCAAGCCGGCCATTCATCAATCGCTGGACATCTTCTTGTTTAGTCGAGTCGCCGCATAAAACTATATGAGCGCCTTTTACATCGTCTCTGGTATATTCAAACTCATGTCCACATTGACATTTAGTCTTCATTGGATTCCTTTCTGATTAGAATTGCCTTTTTGCCGGTAAACTCTTGCCATCTCTGAATACAAATATCCACATACAGTGGGTCTATCTCAATTGCCATACACCTTCGGCCTAACTTTTGACATGCAATTATTGTTGTACCAGAGCCGCAGAATGGTTCAAGTACGCAAGACTGTGGCCTTGTCGCCATAGAGATAAAATGCTCTGCAAACTCAACCGGAAACACCGCTGCGTGAACTTCAGAAAAATCATTCTTGCCAGATGGATTAAGCTCAAATACGTTCGATATATCCCTGAAGGTATTCGTCTTTATTTGCCGTGTCGGATTCAGCTCTGTTGCGAAGATAAAGATATACTCAAATCTGGAATTCATAACCGATTCGCACATGGCGGGCTGGCCGCCACCTTTATGCCATATTGCAACATCACAAAAATGCTCTCGCAGGGCATACAGCATATCGATGACCGCAATTTTATTACCTGATAATTGCTGGATATTTATGAATTGATATTGACTGTGTTTTTGAACGTTCAGAATTACTGAAATCAGGAACGACAAATATTCCTCTTGTGTTTTGTCATCACTGTCGTTGGCATATTTCTGCTCGGTCATATTCTTATTGCCACCCAGAGAATTGTCACCGGCGTTATATGGTGGACTGGTAAAGACAATATCCGCAATCTCGCCGCTCATCAGGTACGCAAGGTCATCACCGCTCGTGGAGTCGCCGCAAAGCAATCTATGACCGCCAGATACATCGGCAGGTAATATCTCAAACTCGTGTTGGCAGTTTTCGCAAATCATAGACTGTGATCCCTTCCGCATTTGGGGCATTTGACCTTGCCGCCGAGAATATATAAATCGCCTGGCTTTGTTACCGCGACCTTTGGCGTAGCCGGCACCGCATCTTCATCGGTAAGACCTTCTTCCACGGGTTCGGCGAGTAGATTTGAAAGTTCTTCTTCGCTGAAGCCAAGCAAATCAAGATTAAAGTCCATGCCCTGCAAATCTTTTAACTCGATGGGAAGCAGTTCATAATCCCAATCGGCAATAGTAGCGGTTTGATTGTCGGCGATTCGATATGCCTTTATCTGGGACTCGGTTAAATCTTTAGCCACATGGACTGGTACTTTTTGCAGACCAAGCTGCTGTGCGGCCTTGTACCTTGTATGGCCGACGATAATTACGCCATCTTTGTCAACCACTATCGGCTGACGAAAACCAAATTCCTTCAAACTTGCTACAACTGCCTCGACGGCCTTGTCATTTATGCGGGGGTTGTTTTCATAAGGATGAATGTCATTGATATTACGCATTTGTATATTCATTATAAAACTCCTAAAAATATTTTTTACACGGAAACCAACTCTGTCTTACTCTGTGATTGTTCCCGCTGCGGTTAAACGCGTTTTAACGGCGAAGGAACCATTTTCAACCCGTACCCCCTATCCAGGTACGGGTTGTTCTGTTTGCGTCGATTCTGCGCGCAAATCTCGCTTATTACGGGCACTTTTCAAGATTTCCTGATAAGGTCTATGTGTCCAGAGCGGGCAAGCAAGCGATGTACATTTTCGCACTTCTAATTTTTTCCAACGCATACAATCCAAACATTGTGCTTTTACTGCAGCAGACAAACTTTTTCCGGTTACTGCTTTTTCATAAGTCTTCCTATAAGGTTGGGGAATAATCGAGAGATGGTTTTCAATAACCGCTTTTCTTTTTTCTTCTAAATTCATTTCCATTTTTTAAAAACCTTTCTTTTTCAATTTTAAAATTCTGGGATAATCATTTCAGGTTTGACTGTTAGTTTGCGGGGTGGGTTGTTGTTCAACCCTCCCCAACCAAACCATTATTCAACACTTATCAGCTACCCGTATTTGTCTTCCTTGCTTCACCAATGTTCTGATACAGCTGCGTTTCAATTGCTTTTACTTCCGGAACGCTTGACTGCGATACTTGCTTCATAGTCAGCTCAACGCCCTGCTTATGTGCTTCGTATTTGGCCTGTGCCTGGGCAGCTTTCTGGGCATTTCTTTTGGCCAGTGCTGTTGCCGTTGCCGCTGCAAGACCTAAGCCAATCTCAATCAGCGGTGCGTAAGGATTAAACGGTGTGCTGGCTGCATTAGCGGCTCGTGCTCCTTCAAACACAGTAGTCAAACCATCTGAATTGCTGTACTGTGCATTTTTGATTGCACTGGCAATAACCTGTGTCTTGTCCTGAACTGCGTTGATTGTACTTTGAAGCTTCTCAACTTTGGCAATAGCATTAGAATCGATGCTGCCATTTTGCCTGAGCGTTTCCAGCGTAGCCTGCGTCTGCTGTTGGAACTGGTCCACCTGACTGCTTAACTGCTGGGTCTGGTCAGCCAGCGTTCGGAGGTCATCTGCCTGTATATTTGGCATTTGACATCCACCAAGTGCAATTGCTAAAGCAGTGACGATGATAATTGCCGCAATCACCACATCCCATTTACAAATTTGTTTTACTGATTTCAT